CCGGCATTTGTAAACTTACCAATATTTGATGTCATATCAGAGAATGAATAGATAGTCTTATCTGCATATTCATTCAACTGCTCTAAGTGATCTTTTACGACATCAATGCTCTCACCGGTAGAATTCATCATGGTTTGAACAGATGTCATCTTGGTTTCATATTCGTTGAAACCTGCTGTAACCTGGTCTATGGTAAGAGATTTTATTAGCTTTTCACCCATAACAACAGCTTGTTCACCAATTTTTCTAAGCGAACCAATAGCTATTTCTTCAAGCCAATTAAATTTCTTACCAAGACCATCTACAGAATCTTCTGCATTCTTGAAATTGAGTTTGTCAGTAGCTTTACTAAGCTCCTCTAAACCCTTAACACCTTCAAGATCTTTAAGCTGTTTATTGAGGTTATTTAAACTGGACATAGACTGTCCAATATTGTTTTCAAACTGTTTGTTGTCAAATTCCATTTGGACGACTCGTTTGTCAACAGTTTTACTCATAATCTTATAACCTCCTTCCAAGCTTTATCTGCTATCTCCTCGAATATTGGTTTCATAGCAGGATTGATGTAATCTATACCTTCGACATATCGTCCACTTTTTGTTCCATGACCATACTGAAGGATAACAGCTATGTTTACACCATTTTGAATGTTATTGTTAACCCAATAAATTGAAACTTTATTGTTTTCGGTAACAATTTCATAATCCCAGGATTCAGCAGTTTTTCCGGTCCTTCTAGGGGTGGCCTGCTTTAAAGCATCCACTCCCATCTGACCGTACTTATCCAAATTGCCCTTATGCACAAACTCTTTAAGTTTTTCCATAGATTTTAAAGTCTTGGAAAAATCGCCAGTAACTTTAAATTTTATCATTTCTTTGGTTTCCTTCGAGCAGCATTTAGAGCTCTGTATTCGTTTGCAACTTGACCCTTTGATTTCTTTTGTTTTGGAGCATTCTCCACTGAACAAATGTTAATAAGAGTCAGTAACCTATTTATGTGCCATTTAGCAGCTTCAAATGGTATCTGATTAGAAGCCATCCAGAAATATACCAATTCCGACGTTACGATCTTCCGGGATGGTTTGTCATCTCGTTTTGAGAATGTGGTGGCCGTCATAGGATCTTCAATGTATTTTTTTATTTCATTTAAACATTCAAAAGGTAGATTCTTAAATATCAATGGATCTACATTCTGCGTCAAACACATACATTGTATATAATCTATGAAATCTTCACTAGTAAACTCGATTTTATTAGCCTTTGCCACATTTTTAGCTTGATATGCTGGAAACGGTTTATGCCATTTTGACTCCCATTTTGAAATTGACACCAATGAATTTTCAAATTTTAATGTAATTGCCTTAAGGTAAATGTACTCCGACGTATCGTTGTTAAAAAGTTCTATGTCTGGAACATCTATAGTAAGCATTACTTACCATCATCAACTTCTGTCGGAGGAGTTATTACCGTGAGATTAGGCAATACATCAGCAGCCTGTACTTTACTTGCCTCTGCTGCTACTTCAGGCGGAATTACAGCATTCATAAACCTTGCAGCCTCTTCCGCATTTGTAACGAGCTTACAATAAAGCTCAGAATATGCTTCGGTCTGCTTAAACGCCTCAGATAACTCCGGAGACTTTATGAATCTCTTTCCATCCGGAGACTTCTCACCATATGACATGAGAATAAATCTCTCGATAGTTGCCATGATAGCCTCCGAATCACGGGTCTTGATCAAAGTATCGACCATTCCGGCAACTCCACCCTGTGTTGATAACTCCATTTTAAGTAATTCTGCTTTGTTGAGGTTAAAGTCGAATACCTCTTCAACTTTATTACCATCATAATCTGTGTAACTAATTTTCTCGTGTAACATAATATTCTCCTTTCGAAAAAATAAAGTACTGGGAGCAATCACAAGATCACCCCCAATACCTTAAAACTTATTTGAGATACTGCGCCATGCAATATCCTTTAACTGGCTTAGAAATCTTAGCCCATTCGTCCTTTACCGAATCCACAGTTACAGCAGCATTCCTGTAAATCTGACAAATGATTTCGCCATGTGGTGCATTTCGAACGTTAAGACAGTCTATGTCAACAGACATCTCTTTTGTTTTAGGTTCATCCTCCACAGGCTGCTGAGGTTCTACGACTTCAGGAATATCTGCAACGGCTTCTTCTGTTATAAATTTTCTAGGCATAAGTACCTCCTTTATTAACCCTGGGCGAAATGAGACTTAACCTCTGAAGGAAGCGGAAGACGTGCAGGAACCGGCTCAACTACCGGTGTAGCAGAACTATCACCAGGTGTTCCGTACAGAATCTGCTCGAATGAGGCAAGCTTTGCAGAATCAACCTTTGTAGAATCAATCTCAATTACAGAGAGAGGTTTGAAGTCGCCAATGCCACTAATAGGTGTCGTGTTAACTTCCCAGCTAAGTGTAGCTGCCTCAGGACTATCATTAACAGTCTCATGATTCTGTTCTGAAGGCGAAGCCTTACATCCATATACAAGATGAAGAACATATCCAAGATCATCATCTGTATCGGAACCTATCTTTGTTCTATAGCAGAAGCCAAACATAGCTCTCTTCTGCTGACGATAACGAACGCCATTGAGAACTGCTGTACCATCGCACTTATCAAACTCCTCCGGAGAAGAGAAGGCTTCGATAGTAAAGGCATATTCCTCTGCTGAGATCAGATTCAGGTACTTAATATTATCTGCATACTGAGCATTAGGTTCTGCACCTGAAGGACTCTCATTTACTGCAGTAAGGCCATTCCAAACTACTCCAGGATGGTATGTACCGTTCTCTGCATCATAATCATAGAGTACACCATGATCAACGCCAGTTGAATAATAATGCTCACTGGTCTTATCCCAATCTAAAAGATATGATACATCGGGCATTTTTTATATCCTCCTTAATAATATATTTGGTAGCGATAATGATTAAGATCATCGGAACTATAAAAACTTGTAAACCTACAATAGGGTAAATCCAAAATCATATCCTGAATCTTATTGACAGGATCTGGATGGATTAATGTCACATTATAATAATTCCGTTTCAAATAATTAATATTATCTGCTTTAACCAGTTCTTTGTTGTCAAGATTGTATATGATGCATGGGTATTGCAACTTTATAGATTCGGGTGGATTGAAATATACATTGGTAGATCCAAGAATCTCAATCAGACGATTGTGAAGTTCCTTGCGGCTTGCCATTATATACACCTCCCAAATTTAAAGTTATTCGGGGGTAATTTGGCGTGACTGTTTCAACACGCCACTTTTCCCCCATATACTCTGCATATTTAATTTTAGAGAAATGTTCAGAGACAAACGGGTCCATCATTATACTTATAGTCTTAGATAAAACTATATTGTCATTCGTGGAGTTGTTTGCTGATTGCCAACGGGTCGACATATTCTGTACGTCACCAGTAGCCTCCTTTTCAACGATCGAAGGACGCCATACACCTGGCTCATTTGGATCTTCGGTCGTAAGGTCATAGCCTATTATTCCGTGGTATTTCATAACATTTCTCCCTATTTTGAATTATTAGCCTACAGGAAAACCGAAGTCGATTACGCCTGCAGCTGTGCAGCTTTTTGCTGAGTAATAAACGCCATTGAACAATGCAACAACGCCTTTGTAGAACAGATTAAGGCAATCCTCAGCCGGAACGGCCTTAGCTGCTGTAAATGCTGCGTCATAGAAAAGAGCCTTAGACTCATTTGCATAAAGAACAACCTGTGCTACATTCTTATCCTCTGCATCCTGAAAGATCCTATCCTTATTCTTAGCCATAGTTCAGTCCTCCTTAGTTATTTTTCTTGAGAACGATTGCTGAGAAAGGCTTGATCAGGCAAGCCGAGCAGCGAGTCTCGATCAGATACTTCTGCTGGTTATAATCGATATCAAAGTCATCAAACATGTTGATGGCTCCACCCTTATCAGCGCCTACATTGTAGTCCTTAAGATCCAGAATTACGCCATATACATCATTAGGTACAATATTGGCCGGAACCTTAACGATCTTGTTAACGGACATAGCAAGAGCAAGCTCACGCATATCCTTGTAAAGTCTATGGCCAATTGTATCTTCCAGAAGCAGCATATCGGTAACTACTGCTGTAGGGAAGAATGCAGTAAGATTTCCAGATCCCTCATAATCATTCTGAGCTCTAACAGATGCCTTGATCATGGCAGAACCGAGAGACTCGCCCTGAGAAGGACTTACTGTGTAATCGAGCTTAAACAGAGGAGCTTCCTTAACAACCGGAATAATGTTTGTTTCTGAAATTTTATCTTCATCAAGAGTTGATCTGCCATCGCCGAAGATATAAGCTCTTGCAAGCTCATCATTCAGCATCATCCTCATCTCACCCTTGAGCCAGGAAACAACATCAAAATCAGTAATATCAACAATATCATCACGATCCAGCTTCTGCTTCTTATATACGGTTGTAGGTTCAACCTTCCTCTTAAGCAGCCCGAATACCTCTTCCTTCTTAAGCTTACCCTTCTGCGCATAACCCTTAGCCCTGGCATCATCATCACGCAGATCTGCATACATCATCTTAATACGAGCGAAAGGAGTGTGATGTATACCATTCATAACAGTACCAACCCACTCATCCGGCTGATTTTTTATGAAACCGGGAGCCCCGTCACCATTAATGTTCTTGTACTCCGGGAAGAGCCAATCAATATTTTCGATACCATATTCTGCAGCATGCTTAAGATAAGACTCACGCATTGAACCGCAGTTCTTAGCATCAGCTACGATCGCATTCAATCCGTCATGGATTAAAGCATCCTGATCGAAGCTATCGTTGTCGAATACGTTGTGCTTCATGTTTTCTTCTCCTTCTGAATTCTTTATTTCACCAACTATTATTGCAACAGCAGCCTTCTGCTTATCAGAAAGCGTGTTGAAGACATCTGCGACTGTTTCACCATCCTCATCATCGTCATCGTCATCATCTGAATCAGCATGAGACAGCTCATCATCGTCATCGTAGTCATCAGAATCATCGTCGTCATCGTAGTCATCCGAATCATCATCATCATACTCATCATCGTACTCGTCTTCGTCGTCATAATCGTCGTCATCATAGTCGTCGGCGTGAACGAACCAGTCGAGCTCTTCACCAGTGTATATAACACCAGCTTCATCATCAGTATATCCATCGTGCTGTATAACAGAATCGATGAATGCGCCAGGATTTGCCCCGGCAAGGACAAGACTAACTTCTCTTATCGTCCCATGCATGACATCTGAACCTTTCTGCTGAAGCTGGTTCGCATAAATTGAAAGCGATTCTATATCGCCATGCTCTAACAGCTCTTTTGCGTTCTGTCCGGCTGCAGTGTCATTAAAGACGCCGTAAGTGTAAACTCCGTCATCACGATTTTCCAGCAAAGCATGGCCAAGAATATTACTCGGTTCGTTATGCTGGTGGTTCCATACTAACGGAACTTTACGACCGTCATCTGAGGCGAAAGCATTATGTCTTATTATCCTTCCGTCGGAACATCTCAGATCGTTTTTGGTTGCCCAACCAGAAAAATCATATTCCATTTGTTATGCCTCCTCAATTAACTTGTCGAGTTCCTCATCTGAAATATCATCAGATGGTATACCACCATCGGGTGGCATCATGCCTGTGTCAATAGGATTACCATTCATATCCACACGCTGCATATCAGGAGACTGAGATATGTTCTTATTTCTCAATTCGTTAGCTCCAGGATCATCTGCAGGTTTGAGACCGATAACCTGTCTCATTTCATTCGATGTCATAATCTCATTTCTTGTTAACTTATCAGCTAAGTCAGCAAGCTGAGTTGTAGGAACTAAGTCGAAAGAGTTTCTGAAGAACATTATGTCCTGCTTCTGAGTTCTTGCAGTCTTTGTGAGGAATTTGCGCTTCATCTCATCGACAATAGCATTTAGAATCGGCTTAATTGTTCTTTCGTAATAGTTATTCATTGCTTTCTCATCAGCAGTACCATCCATTATCTCTTTTGTAATACCCAATTGGCTATACAGAATTCCAGTTAAGTATTCAACCTGCTCTAAGAGCTTAGATTCAAGTGGACGATTCAGCTGATTAATCTTTTCGGTACCGTCCGCATACGCAATACCATACTTAGAATCTTTAAGCTGATTCTCAATTTCCATACGTCTTTTCTCAGCTTGAGTTCTCTTTGCATCTGTCTTTATGATGTATGGAAGCTGGATAATCATATTGAGTTTTCCAGAACCTGCCATTTCATCAACGTTATCTAGAATTGCAAGCTTATGAATTAGACGCTGCATAGTTGAGTTCGGTTCATTCATTACCGAATAGAACGGATTTTCAACTATAGCTACAGACTTTTTAGGTACAATGATTTCCTCTTTATTTCCGATGCGTTCATTATAAACGCGGGCTTTAATATGAGAGGGATACCATTCAACTACCTTACCAGTCCTAAGTTTTAGAATATCAAATGTTCCTTTCTGAATGTTTACGTCAGTATCTGTAGGTATTATGGCGACACATCCATCATCGAGCATTGACATTACTATATCTTGAAGAAATGCTCTACCAGTCTGGTCAAGGTTGGCCGCTATGGTAAAACACTCATTCAATCCTGAATCCATTTCATATAGAAAAGATCCGTTCTCATCTACTCTTACATGTTTCAATTCAACCTGAGCAGCATCAGTTGCAATTTTGTTGTAAACAGATGTTACAATAGATCGCTCTGCGCCTCTTGAGAATCTAACTCTATCGGGTCTTGTATAATATGATTGACCCATGTAGATCGTCGGATCTTTATTAGCGAAAGCATTCCATGCGTGCTTTAGCCTTTCTGAAAATTTTATACTCATTTTGAATTTCTCCGATTATTTCTTACGATTGCGTTCGGGAAAGATTGTTCCTGGAACAAAGGCTGGAAAAAGACTCATAATTTCATCTTCATCCGTTTTGCGTTTTGCTTTCTTACGCATACGTTCCAGTGTATCTTTTATACGACTTTCAGTATCTCTAGCCGATCGTTGTTCGTCAGGGATACACCTTTCCGCCACCGGCCGATTTACCAGTCTTTACTTTCTTTCCGCCCTGAATAATTTTTTTCTTCCTAGACTTAGGTCTATTCCCACTATTAGTATCCGGATTAGAAGTATCTACATTGTTACGTTTACGAAGTTTTTCAAGCTGTTTTGCGATCCTTTCTTCAGTAGCATTAGCAGCTTCTTTCTGAGCTTTACGAGCTGCCGTATTCTTTTTAGCTTTTTCAAGATTATAAGCTTTACTTTCTCCAGATTTAGTTTCTTCTTTCCAACGCTTATTGAATTCTGTCTCGAAAGAAACTCTTTCAGAATTCTTTTTATGAAAATCTTTCTGAGCCCTTTTATTAGCAAGTGTCTTTTCAGTATCATGATAAGTTCTAGTTTTATAAGACCCAACTTCATCTCGACCTTCTCCGGAAGTTGTAGCATTTCTATGTGCCGAACTTATCTGATCATATTCTTTGGCTTTCTTTTTTCTAATATTTCGCTCTTTACGTAAAGCGGCCTGACGTTCGCCATCAGATTCTCTATATACATATGACGTATTCGTAGGGTCTTCTCGATAAGCAGCAGTAGATCCCTGATGAGCTGAAACTATCTGATCTCTATTTTTCTGACCCCTTTTATACTCATCCGGAGTTAAATCGTTCTTTGATTCTTCTATAAATTTAGCATCTGCTTTCTTTATACGTTTCTTCTCTTTACGAGACATATCTTCCGGATAAATATACCGGTTACCCTCTTTGCGAATGTACTTATGTTTTCCCCAGGATCCTCCATGGACCATATAAGTACTTCCGTCAGCACTTTGGCCATTATACGAATCAGGCTGCTGATCAGCATGGACTAGCACATTGCCATTAGATGTTGTAATCTTTAACATTATAGCCTCCTCTTATTTTCTTTCTCTTCAACCTTATACTTCTTAGAATCAACTTTATTAGCATTATTAGTAGCAACCTTATAACTAACAGCACCTATTAATGCCATATTAGGTCCTGGTACAATGCTTAACGGGACTGATCCAACTATAGCCAACGTCTGATAAGCTTTAATGGCTCCTGGCGTTGTATTTTGACTAATATTCTTCGATGTTATTTCGTAACGACCTGATTTTTTAAGTATATCAGCAATCTCCTTATCACCATCGGATATTCGTTTCTTAATAGCATCTCGATCTTTAAGAACGCTCTTTTGAAAATCATTAGAGCCTTTCTTATTTTTAAATGTACTTATAGTCTCTTCTTTGTTTCTTAAGTCACGTTTATTATAAGCTATAGCTTTTTGAACATCATTCAAACGATTCTGTGTTTGCTTAGCGGTTCTATTACTTTCAGTTCCATATCGTTTCTGTCCAGCTTTGGTAAGTGATCCATCAGGATTTTGGAACCTTCTTACGCCCCATCTTTGACCTAGGATACCATGGTGTTCTAAATATTCACTGGTCATTATTCAAAATCCTCTCTATGCAATTTATAGGCAACAAATGCATCCATCAAAGCTGCGACATTATCGATTTTATCTTCATAACGAAGTTTGAGAAGTTTTCTATTACCATTGTTATCTTCAATAGCAATAGCGTTGCCCATTGTAAACTTCATTAGTTCCTCATCAAAAAGAAGCATCCGCTCTTCAGCTAAATGTTTCAATTCCCCAAGTGGTACAGATTCGGTTTTAACACCTTGGATTACCTTCTCGATACCATATGGTCCATTTTCGCTTTCCCACTTTTCAACAAATGATCTTGCGTTATATGGGTCGAAACCAAAACAGGTTACATCATATTCATTTTCTGTTATGAATTGGTCTAAGTCATCATAGACATCCATTAGATCCAATGTAACGCCTTCCATAACCACTAAAGATCCTTCTTGCATGAAGTCTTCATATTTATCTCTCCTTGAAGGAGCGAGTTTCA